ATTGCTTCTCCTTTTGATTGACCAGAAGCTGATAATGGGTCATTACCAGTTCCACTTATTTCATATCTAATTCTATATCCAGTTTGAGAAGATGCTGCCCAATCGAGTAAATCGGATAGTATAGTATCAATAGAAGCTTGCGTATAGCTTTGCATATCATTATCTGTTCTAAGAAATAACGGTATATTAAATGTAGGTTCTACCCCACTATTATATACTCCTTGATTAGCTCTAAACAAAAAGTATTCTGTAATAGTAGTAGGCTGATCTCTGGTAGCTCCACCGTTAATGATATCTAATGTCTGCTCATCGCCAGCATTTAATCCGTGGAAAGCTTTATTAAATTCCTGATTAATAAAAACCGGTTCAGAAGTGCTACCAATTCGAGTGTGATCAGTTAGTGTATCTGCATTGTGGATTGTGTATATGCCGTCTCTGTTTCCAGACTGAACCAAAATATCAATAGCTGGACCAATAAATGTATCTAACATATCTTGTTTGGTCATAGCTTGTAAACTGGTTCCATTTAAAAACAGAGGATATTTTCTATTATTAGCATCTCCTGGGTCAGCTGGCCCACCATCGGAAGTTGATTGATCTATACATTGATATTGGGTTTGTGCGCCTTGTTCATCAATAGAACCAGGATTAGGAAAAGAAGATGCATCTTGACTTACAACACTTGCTCTGTCTCTTGTATCTAACATTCTCTGCAGGCTTCCACCTGAGCTAACATAAGATAAATTTACAGAACGGGAAGCTCCCCACAAGTAAACGCATCTCTTTTTGATATTGGTAATATCATCAGAAGTAACTTCTCGGATGCTAGTTCCGTCATAATATACGGGGGTTCTCACAGCCATTAGAGAGTTCCATCGGTATTACTTGTAGATAATAGATAACCTGCCAGAACAACAGAACCGGCCGAATTTTTAATTTGCAACGGCTTAATATTGTCTAGAGCAACAGATTCCATATTCAACGTGTTTAACGTTGCTGAATCATAATTAATACTTGATCCAGAAATATCAGTAATTACAGCGGAGTCGATAGTAGCATTAGTAATAGTGGTATTAGTGCTGGTAAGTGTAGTGATTGTACCTGTTGTACTAGTAAGCGTTGTAATAGTTGCTGAATCAAAATCCGCTGAGTCTGCATTAATACCACCTACATCTAATTGACTACCAGCAAAAAATGCTTCAACTTTAGCACCAATTTCAGCATCAGTATCAATAGCAACTACTTTAGTATTAATTTCATTAATTGCAGTTACTAAATCTGTGGTATCGGCAGTATTGAGTGAAGTTTTATCACCAACTTCAGTAATGAGAGTATTCGTTTTGGTAACGAGACTTGAAATAGGATCAGATAAATTAATTTGTGTTGCCATTATACTCTCTCTGCTATTTTACCTAAAAGTTCTTTTATCTCATTCATATCTTTTTTGAGATCATTTACGTCTTGTTTCATTACTTGATATTCAGATTCTTTTTGCCGACGAAGTTTTTTTCTTTCTTTAGCCTTCACGATTTCATTTCTATTTATATTCAGTATAGCACCGGTTTCTGTATCCTTTACAAGACCCTCATGCCCTCGAACTTTTAAAAATCTATCTTCCATTATACACTCATTGCGATCACTCTCAGACTCGAGAATGTTGGTGCCTTTGCCTGATTAGAGGATCTCATCTCGATTTTAATCTGGAACTGTGTGAATGGAGATAAATCTCCGCCTTGACCGCCAGCCAAATATTCATAATCTCTGAATATGCTTCTAACTTCATCTGTTGGATTATTAGTTTCTTCTGTAAGAAGAGACCAAGTTTTGTCTTGAATAATCTCATCACTTGTCGCAGTTCTGAACCAAACTTGGAAATCAGTTTCAGAAGGTCTGTTAGCAGAAAGTAAGATTTTTAAACCAACAGCATCTTCTGTTAATGTAATAGCATTTGTAATATGCTTAGACGCCGAGGATCCGCCACGTGCCGCTGATTCGGCAACATAGTTAACAGGTTGTCTGAATGTTTTGCTTGCATTGGTTTCAGCCGCCTGTCTATCAATTTGATTGCCAATAAGAGTTAGTGATGCTCTCTGTAAATCAATCATCGGAGATACAGAAGAATCGAAACTCTCAAGAGTAAGTTCCAGTTCACCAGAATATGAATGTCCAGCACTATCGAGTATGGCATCACTTAACATTGCATATGGCAGTGGAGCTTCATTTGTGGCATTAAGCTTAATAGTTCTATAATTAGTATCAGGTGTAGTATATCGAGTTGTAGCTGAAGCTGCCCCCCAATCAGCACTCGAAAGTTTAGGTACTCTAACACCTCTGTAGCCACTTGAAATTCTTGTTTTATCTGGAATAAGAGTCTGCACAACTGGATGGATACTACTATACGGAATATTCTTATCGACTGTTACGCTATTACCCCCGCCTACAGCTGTAGATGTCGCAACTGTACCTAGATCAATCTGATATCTAAGAATGTCGACAGATCCTGCGGAATCATAAATTTGGTGGACACCTGTAAAGTTATCACTATCTAAATTTGCGACAGAGCCGCCGCCGACAGACATTGTAATATAGTCATTCGGCTGGAATCCATGATTAGGATGATAAACGGTAACTAGTGAAGAACCAGAATCAACAGAGAATGGATTATTAGTCAAAACTCTCTGTGGAAGACTTGCTGTCTCTAATTTAAGAGTTGCAACTGTATGCTTAAATTTAGCTCTAATTAATTTGAAAGATAAGTCAAGTTCCTGTGCGGCAGTAAATGTTGCCGAGTTCTGACTAAAGAACAAGCTACCAAGCGTTTGTTGCTTTGAGATTCTCTTTTCTGTAGAACCAATAACAAAAGTATCACCAGTTGCACCAAACAATTCATAATTCGAAGTATTTGTCGCGACTACAAATGCATAAGCTCGAGCACCACTCAGAAAGATAGGCTCTTCAAATTCAAATCTCGTCTTCGCTGAAGCGTCTGTTGAATAGTTTATGGATGATGCCGGGATTGCAGTTTCAGAACCAGGAATAATCGCAGTAGAAGAAGGAAATCCATTGACCATTGGTCGTAATTCCATTAACACAGGAAGAGTGTTAGGATCTACCATTGTTTTAAAGTATAAGTCAATAGCAGTTAAGAAAATACCTTCTTCGTCAGACACGTAAAATGACTGAGCGATTGAATATTTATCTACCTGATATCCTAATGAAGTCTGTGCCATTTAATTTAATTTCCCTTCAAATACTTAGTTATGCCGCCTACCGCGTGTGAGGATTCTGTGAGAACGCCCCGTTGTCAGGCGCGCCTGAATGTTGGTTGTAATAATCTCCTGAAAATCCAGTCCCAAAATCTTTCATTATTGGGGTCTGCTTATCGAACTGACCATCACCATTCCAATCATACCATTGAGTACCGCCAGATTTCCCGTCGCTATTATTTCCACCAGAAGTATTTGGTCTAGGAGGTATTTTTTCAGAAGCGATGGTAAGCACTCTCGTATTGACAATGTCTTGTTCATTAATATCTAGCACACCAACAGATGCATAATTAGTTGTCGCTCTTGAATTAGATAGAGCAAATTCATTTGTATATACACTCACATCCATCAAAGCAACTTCACGTGCACCGGTTCTGAATCTTTTATATGGAATCCAAATAGATCCTTCAATTGTACCATTATCATCAGATACTAGAATAGAAGATCCGTCTGGATGTGAAGATGCATTTTTATAGACATTGCCGTTATCAATATTTTGAGCGGCATATCTTACGAAAGTTTCTTCTCTTACCCAACTTGCAATATTTTGTTTATCAAAGTAAGCAAAGTGTTGTGTATTCGGTCTTAGACCTTCAGCTTTAAAGAAGATCTTTCTTGACCGAGCGAATGGTAGAAGAACAGTATCAATCACTCTTTCACCCACAACCTCACGAACTCTTTCATCTGTAACAACTTTATTATAATAGTAGTTCTTTTGATTAGTTGTTCGTGATCCAACTGTCAAATCTTCAAGTGCAACACCATTCCAATTCCATTCGTGATTGTTCCATAGATAAGCCTGTTTGGTATCAAGTTGTAATCCACCGTCTGTTACTTTACCAGCAATATTCTCAACGTCTCTCCATTCATCAGAGCTTGGAGATAAGATAAAGATACCTCTCCATTGTGCAAAATCGAACGGGTTAATCTTAAAGAATGTACTTGCGAGGGATGCATCAAGATATGTATCACTATCATAGTCGATATAGATATTATCACCTTTCAGCACGACATTACTTGATCCTACAGAATCATAAATTAATCTGATATTATCTTCATTGAAAGCGGGGTGTAGATATCCTGCGAAGGGGTCAATAGAAGCCGCATAATCTGGATTTCTAGTCGCGGTATAGCCCTGATCATCAAAGTTATCAGCAATAAATCCGGATCTTGTTCTATTATTTCCGGCAGAATCAAGAACTTCAATGTTTTTAGTATCTACTTCTAGAAGATTCAATGTGACAGCTTCTTCAAGACGATCGATTCTCTTTTCAAGAACAGAGATGTCTTTCATCGTAAATCGTTTATTTTCGATAAACTGTACACCCACATCTGAATCATTTAATGTATTAGCACCAAGAACCACATTATATAATCCTAAATTGCGTGATGGTGCAGGTGGAAAGTCTCTAGCGGTTGGCGCAGCTTGACCTGTGATATAGGATATTACACCTTCCGAAGAAATGATTAATTTGCCTGTTTCTTGATTATAGAAATTAGAAGTGCCTATAGTAATCAAATCATTCGGTTGAGGTAATTCATTTACTAAAGCGTCACCGCCAGAGAAAGTTCCACTGGTATTCTTAACTGATCTAAAGTCTAAATAGTTTGCTAGCGAAATCGTCGATCCATTTGCGAATGTGTATGTCGGAATATTTTGATATCCACCGATGTCAGAAGAATCATATGAAGAGAATGCAAAGAAATGACCTGCTGTGCTATGATCAAAATATTCAGCAGAAATATAAACACTTGCAGGTGCTGTTTGTCCCTCTCGCAGAATAAGACGACCGATATCATAATAATTATCTCTTTGACCGTTATCAAAATCGAATCGTGGAAGATAATCAATTGTTCCAGAAGCTGAATCAGATACTTTAGTAATTGATATTACATCTGGCTTACCGATACTAAAATACTCTGTACCTGAGCCATCTGATTCAATTGATACTCCCGAAGCAGTGTGAGTGGTTTTAGTTTTATTCCGAATCATATTAGATCCAGTTGCAGTTGTAGTCACATAATAAGCTAATTCAATATTACTACTGCCTGATGCTCCACTCAGTGTAACTGTACCAGATGCCTGTCCATCAATTGTTGAAGGAGAGAATGATACGCTTCCGGTATAGATGTCACTATCAGCTTTTGCAAATACCCAGTCGGTTGAGTTTGCAAATACCTCATTTGCACCAAGAGTAGGTAAATCTCCGCTATCCGCGCTAATACTGCTGGCATATCTTTGTTCAGTAAGAACAATATCTTCTAATTCAGAAGGTCTAGAACTCGGCAATGGGAAGAGAGCTGTATTTTTCTCTGGTTCATAGAGAACAGCTTCACTATTCTCTTGAATAATATTAAACCAGTTATCTGAATCCGAACCAATGCTTTTTGCGTTTCTGAAAGACTTACCAGTATCCATATTGATATCGAAAAGATGATATCGATAATTAGCGCCGTCTTCAGAAATTCCTCTTACTCTTGCAGTTCCGAGTTTAGCAGTTGATCCACCATGAAAATCAGCACTGTCTTGAATATCTAATTCTTCAAACGTAGATAGATTAGGTAATCCATTCGTATTCCCTGCCACGCTAGAAACTTTTACATAGTTACCAAAAGATGCGACAGTAATACTGTTAGGGCTAGAAGAAGACGTTCTTGATTTAGGAATTCTGATTTGAGAAGGATTTCTTGCGACTCGATAACCATCTACAACAGCGATACCATCGCTAATTTTTAAAAGAAGATGTGTATCTGCAGAGTCGTCTTCAAATTTAATCTTAAACGGTTTAACAATATAGTCGCCAGAATTTTCTTTAATTCTTTCGGCTGTTACTTGGTTAGGAACATTATAGGGATTAAATTCACCTACATATTTTCCGACAGCGCCTTGGAAAACCTCACCGATGAAAACAAAATTTTCATTCCCGACAATATCTTCTCTTCTAATAAGAGTTAACTTGATTCTGTACCTGTCGGCACCAGGTGCAGAAATATTTGGTGTCTCGCCCTGATTATCGTATAGATCATTATCATCAGTAGTTGTAACAACATCTTCTGTTACCTTGAACCCAATATCACCGGTATAGGTATCAGTATATTTTGATACAATAATTGATTGATCTTCTGTGAAAACAAAATGACCTTTTACATAGAAGATGCCGGATCTTACACTAGCGCGAATACCAGTACCAGAAGCATTTGATGAAGCAGTGGTAAGTGTTACTGATCCATTGTTGATATTAACCCCGCTTGGCATTCGAATTGAAGAAGCGCCTGCGGTTGCATCTTTTGTGTATGTGTATTTAACATAAAGAGTAGCCGGGTCTGCACCTTCGGCAGCAACGACCTCAATCACTTCGGCTTTAATATTATTACCGTCTTGACTTGCAAATTCTGTGCCGATTAAAGTTGTCGTATCGGCTGGTAAAGCGTTTGAAGTAGTATCTAGCTTAATATACTCGTAGGCGTTGTTGACAACAAATCCACCAGCCTTAACAATAGAGCCTTCTTTGAAGATATTATTACCAAATCTTTCAATTTGTTTTTGTAGGATGGTTTGTGCTTGTGTTAATTCCCTAGCCTGTAAGATTCTACCAGAATTAAAAAGGATTCTATGATAGTTATCACTATCAGTGAAATCATCTTTGTATGTATTACTAAAGGTTGTATTCGTAATATTCGTTGCCATATTCCAATCCTACACTGTTATGATAACTTTAATATCTTCTTGTTGAGCAGCGTCTCTCAACACTGAAGCTCTATTTTCCATATACAGTAACTGACCACTATATCTATCCATAGAACTATCTGTGTCAGCAATAGAAATGGTAGTGCTAGCTGCTCCCGAAGTTAAAGTTTGTCCAGAATTAAAAGTTCCAAATCCTGAAGAATCGTTTTGATGGAAATAAATTCTATTACCTACGACTTCATCAATAAACGCATCTGTGCTAGGACTACTGTCATTAGACATCAAGTTACCGACAGTAAATCCAGTAGAAGAGGCAACGCCAACACTTCTCATAGACTTTTCTGAAACATCGGTAATAGCACCGCCATCAGAAGCGCTATCAGTTAATTCGGGATTTTTAAATACTCCGATTTGTCTAAACGAGTTACCGATAACGAAAGTATTTGAAACGTTTCCATCAGGTTTAATATTCAACATAATAGAGTTTGCTTTTAAATCATCTCTTGCATCAGCACCTATACCTGCTCTTCCAGAAATAACTGCCTTTGCCTTCGCTGGTTTAGAGGGAGAACCATCAAAAATAATCTCAGCGTAATCATAACCGCTACCAAGACCAGCACTTTCATTATCCATTTCAATTTTTACTACCGATCCACCGGAAAGTGTTGCAGTTGCTGCAGCACTCACACCGTTTCCTCTAATAGTAATATTGGGAGTAGATGAACCATAACCAGCTCCGCCGGAATCAAGTGTAATACCAATTATTTGACCACCGATCGCACTGTCCTGAATACTTACTTGTTGCGTTTCAAACGCATTAGAACCAGACCCTTCAATCTTTTGAACTGGAGCGAATCCGGCAGAAAGGAAGGAATTAGCTTTACCAGCAGAAATAGCGTATAGTAATTTCCAAACATACCCATCACTAAGTAAGAATGGTTTCGTCTCATCTCTTCCGGCCGGGACTGCTGGTTCTATAATAGAGTTTTGTGCAGCTCCTAAATTATTTTTAGCTTGTTTTAAACAAATGAACACTTCATTAGTGTCTGTCACGACATAGTATCTATTATCAGGAATACCGACAGATGCATCGGACCAAGCAGAATATGTAGTTCCAGAAGACCAATTATATCTGGGAATAACAAAAGACGCAGCTTCAACCTTTTTAATAGACTGAAGATTGTTTCTCAAATCTCTTTCGTTGCTTACAGATCTTGTTGGATTGATTGTAGTATCTGTTGCGTTATATTGATCTGATTTACCTATACCAATGTAGTATTTGTCAGAATCCAAGTTGACTTGATCAACAAAAAGTTCTGCTATATTTTTTCTAAGAGTATCTGTTACTGTCGCTGCCATTTATCTGTCCATTAAGCTATTGTTAATTTACTTTCATTACCAATAATAAACCAATTAGTGCCATCCCAGATACACTGAGTTCCTTCATTTTGAGCAAGAGTGAAATCACTATCAGCTCCTCTGAAATTATCTGGATCAACAGTTACCGCACCAGCACCTTTGTTTGTGAATATTTTATATTCGCCAGTAGTTGTACCATCCCTTAAATAAATTCTAAAAGCGGAGGCATTATTACAAATAACGAGTGTTGCGTCGGAATCAATAATAGAAGCATCAGAAGTTTCTGTTGCTGTAGAGAAAGCTA